TTTGCATCAAACTTATTTCCAGCGTTCTTCATGGGCCGTCATCCAAAAGCCAAGTTAATTCAAACAACACACACAGGAGAATTAGCAATCAGGTTTGGACGTAAGGCAAAAAATTTGATAGAATCATCTGAATATGAAAAAGTTTTTCCTACAGTTAAACTTGCTGCCGATTCTAAGGCTGCTGGTCGTTGGGAGTCTAATCATGGTGGCGAGTATTTTGCTGCCGGCGTTGGCGGTGCTATTACTGGGCGTGGGGCTGATTTACTCATCATTGATGATCCTCATTCGGAACAAGATGCTCTTTCTCCTACTGTTCTTGAGTCTCATTATGATTGGTATACTTCTGGACCAAGACAGCGTCTTCAACCTGGTGGTGCGATAGTTATAGTAATGACACGTTGGTCAGTGAAAGATCTCACTGGCAAACTACTCGAGGCCCAAGGAAAAGATGAATTAACGGATAAATGGGAGGTCGTTGAGTTCCCCGCAATCATAAATGATAAACCTATGTGGGGTAATTTTTGGTCTTTGAAAGGATTACTTGGTGTTAAGGCATCAATTCCACTTACAAAGTGGCAAGCGCAGTGGATGCAGCAACCAACATCCGAAGAAGGAGCTCTAATTAAGCGTGAATGGTGGAAAACATGGGAAAAAAGTGAAATTCCACACCTAAATTACATAATTCAGTCATATGATACTGCTTTTTCCAAAAAAGAGACGGCAGATTACTCTGCAATTACGACTTGGGGCATTTTTGAGCCCGATGATGACACTGGAACGTCATTAATTTTGCTTGATGCGAAAAAAGGACGATGGAATTTTCCAGAATTGAAGAGAATGGCACTTGAAGAGTACAAATATTGGGAACCAGAGCAAGTAATCATTGAAGCAAAGGCATCTGGAACACCACTTACACACGAATTACAAAAAATGGGTATACCAGTTTTAAACTTTACACCTTCAAAAGGAAATGATAAACATTCAAGAGTAAATAGCGTTGCTCCACTTTTTGAATCTGGAAAAATTTGGGCACCGGACGAAAAATTTGCAGAAGAAGTCATAGAGGAATGCGCCGCATTTCCATTTGGAGATAACGACGACTACGTGGATTCCACCACGCAAGCTTTAATGAAATATAGACAAGGCTATTACGTTGAGTTAAAAGATGATTACGTAGAGGAAAGCGTGTACGTTGAGAACAGGGAGTATTATTAATGAAATCACATGGCATTTTATCGAGGTACGTGCGACCGGGGTATTCAAGAGGTGAATACGTAAAACAATTAAAAGAAGATAACGTAGGTGGCGATATCCAAGAATACGATAAAAAAAGAAGAGAATTTTTTAGAAATCCTAATATAGCTTTATTTAAAAGAATAAGAAAAAGTAAGGATGATCCTTTTGACTATGAAGTTGAAGAGTTAGACGTATCACAATTTGATCCTAAAAAAGTTAAAGATGGAACACAATTAATAGTTCGATATAGTGGTGAAACAGGAGAACTGATTCCTGGAACTGGTTTTGATGGAAGTATTGGTTTGGAAGACGCGCCTTTTTTATTTTATTCTGGTTCAGGTGATGTCAGAAGGTTATTAGATCAAACTGATTTTGATGATATGATTTTTGGTAAACCTTTTGCAGATGATGCATCATTTTTTGATAAGACAAAAGAAAGAGTAAAAACAGGAGCAAGAGGTATACTAGGATTTGCAAAAAATCTTCCTGAAGTGGCAGCCGGTACTTATCGTTTTTTAAATCCAATTGATGCATTAGGTGGTATTGGACCCGTAGACACTTTTTTCCCAAAAAGTGAAGAACAAAAAAAACAAGTAGAAGAAATGTATGAGTTTCCAGGTTATAGTGATTTAATGAGAGAAAAATACGGTATTGAACCTTTTCAAACACCTGTTGGTTCGTTTGGTGGCATATTTGATCAAGATGAATCTTTATATAAAGATACTTTAGTTGATGATCGAATGAAAGCAGGATATCTTCAATCAAAAGATTTGTATGATGTATTACAAATGTACGATGATGATGAACTTAGAGCAGAATTAGAGGCAGAAGGCACGAGCCCAGAAGAAATTCAAGGATATTTTGACATTAAAAACATGACGGCAAAAGATTTTGAAGATTTAAAATATTATTCAGATCGTGATGCAATGATGCATGATATTCCAGGAGCAGTTAGTAGTATTGCAGGAACTGTTCCTATCGCAGCTGGACCACTTGGTGCCCTAGGCCAAGGCGCAAATCTAATAAGTAAAGGAAATAAATTAAGTCAAACAATAAACAAATTAAGACAAATTAAAGGGGTTAAGCAACTAGATTTTGGCGTTGGAACCGGTGTCATTCCAGCTAACATAGATCTTTTAGAAAGAAATATTCTTCCAGAAGTGACAGAAGAATTTGAGTAATGTCAATAGCGTTATTAAAAAAGTTAAAGGATATAAGAAAGTTAAATAAAATTAGCGAAGCTGCTAAAATTAGATCTAGGACCTCGACCCAAGTTACAAACGCTAAAAACGCATACAATAATATTTACGTACCAGTATTAAAACTTCTTGAACAAAATAAAGGATTAAGTTTATCTGACGCCGTACGACAAATTAAACCTGGTATGGCGGACAATACAATATCAAATATAATAAATAGGAATTTTGATAGAAATGTAGCAAATTTAAAAAAATTTTTACCTGAGGAAGAATTTAAACAATATTCAATTATACTAGATAAATTTGCTGAAGAAAAAAAATTGTTTCAAGCGGCAAGTCCCACTATACCATCTACAGTAAAAGGAATTATTAACACATCCAAAAGTGGTCCTGGAATAAAACAAAGAGATAAATATAGAGAATTTTTTGGTGGCAATTTACAAGGTGAGCATACTATGATGTTAAAAGATCGTTATACTTTATATAATAAGAATAAAATGCTTGATGTAAAAGCACATAGAGCTCCAGAGTATGCAACGACACGTATGAGAAATGAAACTATAAAAAATGAAATTGCAAGAAAAATAAATAGAGAGTTATCTAGAAAAGCAAAAAATGTATCTCAAATTAGAGAGGTTGCAAGACAGCCAGAAATGATGGCTAAAAAAAATATGAAAAATTTAAATCAACAAATAAATGACTCAGAAAGTTTAATACAAGGGTATTCTAAAGAAGCTGAAGATTTAGGATTAGAGTTACGAATGGTTGATAATGAAACAGGTAGAATTAGACACTTTGGAAAAAGATATCCTAACATTACAACTTTAAAAAAATCTTTTGATGATTTAGGGTATTCAACTGGAGGATTAGTCAAATTATTAAACAAGTTAAAATTAACAAAGAAACAAAAAGATCTAATTAAAAAGGCTGCGTATAATCCAAAGAAGAAACCTGGCACTGGGCCCAAGGCTGAAAGAGAAAGACGTGTGGAACAAAAAATTCGTGAGAAGTATGGTAAAGAAAAGCGATGGAAATATGTGAAGTCCAAGGTCCCAGGACCTAAATCTTCGCTAGAAAGAAAAGCAGAAAAAGAGTTTTTTAAACATACAGAATTTTGGCCAGATCGAAAAAAGAAAGCAGCAGGAGGAATACTAAGTCATTATGTTCGGTAAACTTAATAGATTAGTGCAAACTGCTAAAACAGCAAAGAAAGCATCAAAAGGTTTTAGAACAACCCGTCGTAATTTTATGAAGGGACTAGGCTCACTCGCCTTATCAAGTGCACTTCCTGGCAGCGTTAAAATTGCAACAGCTACAAAAAAACCTCTAGCATTAAAAGATGCAGTGCCGTGGGTTAAAACGATGACTAACGAACTTAAAGGAGTTGTTGATAGTAAAAAGGGAATTAAATTACCTAATGGTTCTGAAATTTTTTATTTAAAGAAACCATTAAATAAATATGATTCACATAAACTTTCAGTTAAGACTGCAGACGGAAAAGAGGATTTAATTAATTTTAAGGAAGGTAAGAATGATATTGAAATAGAGTTTGATATCGCGGATGATTTTGCAACTAACCAATATATAGAAGTAAATAAAAAGACAGGGTATACAGAAATGATTGATAGCAATCTTAGAATGGCACCTGGTGGTGAAGATGTTATTAAAGATGATCCAATTGTATGGGCTATGGAAAAAGGGAATGTGCGTGATCGTATGATTTTAGATAAAACAACAAAACCAGATGATTATATGTATGATTACATGTCAGTACCTGATGATACAGACTATAGTTATCTTTTTGAACGTTATGTTGATTCTTTTTCTCCATCTGGTAATATATTCAATACAAAAAAATATGCTAAAGCTGAAAAAGCAAAAAATTTAGCAAACGAGAAAAAGATAGCGGAAAGAAAAGAAATTGAGTTTGAAGAACAATTTCGTGGAGGGCACGGTATGCACGGTTATAATATAGGTGGTATTGTTAATAAGTTAAAAACAGTTGGTTCTTTAACGAAAGGATTAAAAGCAGCAGAACCGCTTGGTCCTGTATCCAAAGGACAAATGAAATTAGCTGCACCAAAAGGACCTTATTCAATAGCAGACGAGTCTGGTGCAAGAGTATTAGATAAAGATTTTGATACGGTAGAAGATGCACAGAAAGCTGTACAGGAATTATCATCATTAAGATTATCAGATCCGACAAAGTTTAAAATATTTGGAGCACGTCCACCTAAGACAAAAGAAGGTGTATCTTACGGTGCACCAGAAGTAAAAGCAGTTTCAAAACAAGATGAGGCACGTATGCCTTCTATGTTTTGGAAATCACGCGAAGAAATTGCAGAAGCAAACCAGAATGTAATGACAGGAAAACAATGGCTTGCGTATTTAAAGAATAAAGGTGTGGGTGATACAGAATTAAAAGATACATCATTAGGATTTCACTTGATGTCAACTCCAAATGCTAAAATAAAAAAATCAGAACTTTTATTAGAATTTGATGAAATGGCGCCTAAAATAGAAGCAAAGGTACTTGGATGGCGTGATACGAACTCACTTGTCAAGGATGGTGCGTCTTTTATTAATAGTGTAAAAAGATATCCACCAGTTTACATGGACTCAAAATCAAGAAGAATAATAAACGATGTATTTGAAGTAATGCAGAGAATGGATACTGGTAGACCCACAGGACCACAAATGGTGAAATTAAAAGAAGTTATAAATAAATCTTTTAAAAATGAATTTGGAATTGATGAAATTATTGGCAAAGGACTTGATCCCGCAAAAAAAATGCCGTTTATGGCAAAAAAAATAGCGCTTGTATTTGATGATATACTTAACCAGAAAGGTATTCAATACACAGCATCAGGAAAACCAAAACACGCAGGCGATCAAACACTAAGTGGTGGACAAAATTACCAGGAAATTTTATTTTCCTACAAACCTGGTGTTTATAGACAAGGTGAAAAAATATTTACAGAAGGACATGATTTTGGTGCGCAATCACCAGATAACATGTTTGTGTGGGTTCGTTTCTCAGATAGAAATGATGAATATGGAAGAAAGATACTATTTGTAGAAGAAATCCAGTCAGATATGCACCAAGGTGCACGTGGCAAGAAAAATTCGCCAGGAAAAGGGTATGTTCCACGAAAAGACCTTTATGACCCAGATTCTCAGGAACTTTCTAAAATACAAACTGCACTTGCAAAAATACAAGATAAAGTTGATGAAGCTGCAGGAATTAATGTTGGACCACTTCGTGCGCAACAAGCAAAACTTATTAAAGAAAGTAAAAAATTAAAACCTGGTAAAAAAAGATATAAAGCAGGTTCTAACACGCCTGAAGGACCTTTCGCGGATTCAAAAGACTACGGAAGATTTATAATGCAATACTTACTTCGCGCAGCAAAAGAAAGTGGTGATTATGATGGCGTTGCATTGGCGAGTGGTAAAATAAAAGGTAGTAGTAAAACTGGGTTTTATACGAATATTATGATTCCACAAATGAAGAAAATAGCAAAGAAAAGTGGCGCAAAATACGATGAAACTATTATTGTGGATGGTGAAGGATTACCACGTGATGGTATTCCTGTCTTGCTTTTAAAAGATAAAAAAGGTATAATAGCATCAACACAAAAAATGGACAGTGGCATTTCAGCATACAACAAGGGAGGATTGGTTCGAGATGCATTTGAACCTATCGTTACCTCTTTAACTTAATATGGCAGATCAAAACAAAAATCAAATTGATAAAGCGCTAGAAGCACTTAATCTAGGGTTAGATATGGAACCAGATTCAGGAATAGAGGTTCCAGTAGATAATAGTGTAGAATTCGACCCTGACTTTGAATTACAGGAAGATGGCTCTGCTATTATTCCTGATGATACTCCAATGCAACCACCAACTGATCATGGTGTTAACTTAGCAGAGTTTGTAGAAGAAGATGAGCTTGCGAGATTAGCAAGTGATTTAATTGGATTTTTTGAAAGCGATAAAGAAACAAGAAAAGATTGGGAAGATACGTATATCAAAGGACTTGATATGCTTGGATTTAAATATGAGGACCGCACACAACCTTTTGACGGTGCAAGTGGCGTTGTTCATCCTCTTTTGGCAGAATCCGTTACACAATTTCAAGCACAAGCATATAAAGAACTTCTTCCAGCAAGCGGACCAGTTAATTGTCAAATTATAGGTGATGCAACACCGCAGATAGAAGAACAAGCAACGCGTGTTAAAGAATTTATGAATTACCAGATTACAACTGTCATGAAAGAGTATGATCCTGAATTAGATCAAATGCTTTTTTATTTACCTCTTGCAGGTTCAGCTTTTAAGAAAATTTACTTTGATGGTCAACTCAACCGTGCTGTTTCTAAATTTATATCTAGTGAAGATTTAATAATAGATTATTTTGCAACTGATATAGAAAGTGCACAACGTGTTACACATTGCATAAAAATGAGTAGTAATGATTTGAGAAAAAATCAAGTAAGCGGTTTTTATCGTGATGTTGAGATAAGTGGCGGAACTGTTGAAACATCAGATATAGAAGATAAAGTTAATGTATTAGAAGGAACAGAACAAACGTATGGATCAGAAGACGAAGAGCATTTAGTATTAGAAGTTCACACGTATTTAGATTTAAAAGGATTTGAAGATTCTAACGGTATTAAGCTTCCTTATATTGTAACTATTGATAAATTTTCCCAAGAAGTTTTGTCCATTAGACGAAACTGGGATGAAAGTGACGAAACTAAAAGTAAAAAACAATATTTTGTACACTTTAAGTTCCTCCCAGGACTAGGGTTTTATGGCTTTGGTCTAATACATATGCTAGGTGGGTTATCAAGAACTGCAACAAGTGTTTTGCGGCAATTAATTGATGCAGGTACTCTTGCTAACTTACCAGCAGGTTTTAAAGCACGTGGTATGCGTATACGTGATCATGATGAACCTTTACAACCAGGTGAGTTTAGAGATGTAGATGTAACAGGAACTTCTATTAAAGAATCACTATTACCTCTTCCTTATAAAGAACCAAGTACAACTTTATTTCAATTATTAGGATTTGCAGTTGACGCAGGTAAATCATTTGCAGCAATTGCTGATATGAAACTTGGAGAAGGAAATGAGCAAAACCCAGTTGGGACAACATTAGCTTTATTGGAAAGAGGAACAAGGGTTATGAGTGCAATTCATAAAAGAATGCACTATGCACAAAAATTAGAATTTACGTTATTAGCAGATGTTCTTAAATCATATTTACCGCCAGAATACCCTTACATGGTTTCAGGTGGAAACAAATCAATTAAAGCTCAAGATTTTGATGAACGTGTGGATGTTATTCCAATTAGTGATCCTAATATATTTTCTATGTCTCAACGTATTATGTTGGCGCAACAACAATTACAATTAGCACAATCAAATCCTATGTTACATAATATACGTGAAGCATATAGAAGAATGTACATGGCGATGGGTGTAGATAATGTGGATGCAATTTTAAAACCAGATCCTAATATTCCTCAACCTAAAAGTCCCGCAATGGAAAATGCTTTATCAATGCGTGGCGAACAACCACAAGCTTTTCCACAGCAAAATCATACTGAGCATATGAAAACTCACGCTGATTTTATTGCTACAAGAATGGTTCAAATTAATCCACAGCTTTATGCAATGATGGAATCACATATATTAGAACACATTGCATTATTTGCAGCAGAACAAGTGGAACAAGAGATGATGCAGGAAACACAACAAATTACACAAATGACACAACAAGCACAACAAAATCCTCAAATGGGACAACAAGCACAACAAGCACAACAACAGTTAATGGTTAAGAAAGAAGCTAGAATTGCTGAAGTTGAAGCACAAATGGTTCAAAAAATGCTTGAAGAGGAAAGACGAAGAACAGAAGAAATGGCTGATGATCCACTTGTTAAACTTAAACAACAAGAAATTGATCTTCGTGCAATGGAAACACTTATAAAACAAAAAGAAGAAAAAGAACGATTGAAAAAAGACTTTACAATTGATACAGAAAGATTAGACTTGGATCGTGATAAATTAGAAGCTCAAATAGGAGTTGATCTAATAAAACAACAGACTGCTGATGCTGATTTACAAAGCAAGGAAAAATTAGCAGCATTGAAAGAAAATATGTCTGTCGTGCGCGAACAAATGAAGGGTAAAGCAAATGGAACGAAACCTAAGAAAGATTAAAGAGTACATAGAAAAGACTCAAAAGCTTGTTTTAACGGAAACGGAGGAGTTCCCAGATGATCAACTTTTATTTTGCGCTGCCATGGTTTCTGTGATAAGAGATATTTACTTAACAAAATTGGGACCTGAACAAACCCATATGATCTTTGATCAACTAGCGGCTAGCTTTGAGATTATGGATAATTACATACCTCACGAAAGCCCAACAATACATTAGGAGTATAAAATGCCACAAAAAAGAAGAAAAGCAATGAGAGATCTGCTAAGACCGCCAGGAAGATCACAAAGCACTGCACGTGAGCGTGCAATTGCAAGAGCTGGAAAAAAAGGACAACCAGATCCACTAACTAGAATGTTAAACAAATCAAAAACAGGGAAACCAAGTCCACACGTAGATCGTCCAAAACCACGAAAAAGAATGACAACAGATGACCTAAAGAAGTTAATGGGAAGAAGAACAAAAGCAGGAAGAGCTACTCCAGGAATGAAGAAAGCATCGCCAATGGCAATGAAAAAAGGTGGACCAGCTGCTAAATCACCAGGAAGAATTGCACCTAAACTTGGTGGAATAGGTAGATTGGGTCCAGGCGCAAAAAAACCTAAAAGGAAAACAGTTACAACTACTTTTCATGAAAGTAAAAAAAGAGCTTTAAAAGATAAAGGAAAGCCTAATACACCTGGAGAAAAAATGAGAACATTTAAGGGTAAATACGCAGCTGGACAAGCACAAAATAAAAAAATGTTTAGAGGTGATTTTGATAAAGGTAAAAAAATACGTTATCAAAGACGTGGAAAATAATCAAACATAGGAGGAAATATGAAGTTATTGAAAGATGTTTGGGCACACTTGAAAGAGTGGAATGACTGGGGAATGAGAGACTGGATTAAAGCCGGTATCGTTGCCATAGTTGTTTTAATTGTCCTTAAAGCAATAATATTGCCGGGTGCTTAATGGCTGACGCTAGAGAACGATATATAGCAAAATCAAACACTCCAGCAATAGGAAGTTATGGCGGTGGAGAAGACTTTGGATCTCCTTTTGGAGGAGGCCAAGGTCAACCACCAGGAACAACGAATGAAGCTAGTGTACCTTATGGTGGTAGCACACCTACAGTCGCACCCCCACCTAGTGGCGGTGGCGGTGGCGACAACCTAGATAATATAGTTTTAAACACAACAGGTTCTGGCGCAACAGGCGGAGAAGATAAATCTGGAAGTGCTTATTTTACATCTCAATTAGATGCATTTGATTTCCAACCTAAATTTGGAATTGATAATTATTATCAATATTTAATGGATAAAGAAGAAGCTACAGGAGGTGGCTTTATTAATCCTTACAAACAAAATTTAATTGCAAATGAACCAGCTGAAGCTGATTTTATGCCTTCTAACCAACAAGGATTTGATCTGAATCCATTACCTGAAATTCTAGGTGGAGGAGATTCTGGTATAGGTTATAAAGGAGATAATTTTAGTTTTAATCTAGATGTTGATCCTAATATTAATTTAGGAAATATGTCAGCTAGTCCCACAGCAAAAGCAATGTTTAAATATAGTTTTGATGAAGGTGGGCCAGTTGGTGAACCAGAAATAGATCAGAGTGGAATTGCATCATTATACCCAGAAATGTCTGAAAGGCCGAGTAAACCTTTTGGTGCAACAAGGGAAAATGTAGGTGAACAATTAGAGGCATTTAGAAATGCTCCAGTTCACGTTGATCCACCTAACATAGGTTTTTTTGGTGAAAAAATACCAGCACCATTATTTGATAAAGCGATGAAATATTTAGAAAGCTTGCCACCTTCTGAAAGAGCAGTTATAGAAGAAATGATAAGAGGAACAATACAACAAAAACAAATGCAGCGAATGCAAGAAGCGGAAGACATGATGAAAAGTTCAATTCCAACAATGGGGGCATAATGTTAAACTTATTACTAAAACCATTATTGGGCGTTGCCTCTCAAGCCGTCACTGGCTTCGTAGAGACAAAGAAAGCGAAAGCTCAATTAAAATTAACAGAAGTA